GGCGGAAAACGAAAGGGTAAATAATGGGCAAATTGCAAGATTGGCTAGATGAGGATTGGGTCAGAATTGACATCAATGGCAATATTGCCGGTCCTTGTGGAACGTCAAAGAATAAAAAACGCCCAGATCGTTGCTTGCCGAGAGCAAAAGCGCAGAGTTTGAGTAAATCTGAGCGTAAAGCTACGGCGGCAAAGAAAAAACGTGAAGGAAGTAAGGGTAAAAAGGTAGTTTCTAACACAGAGGCAGCAAAAGTTCGCAAATTAGCTTCTGGAGGCGCAATTATACCCGAAACTAAATCAAAAAGAAAGTTTAATGGTAAAAAAATACCCGGAACCGCCGTGGCTCGCGGTTGTGGGGCGGTTATGTCTAATCGGCGTAAAAGAACAGCGGGGTCTGTGTCACAAGCATGACTGTAGCGTTTCTTCAACCTTCTCAAACTGTCGAAAGTGCCATTGTAGAGGAATTAATGCAGTGGTCGAGAGAGGTTTTAGAAAAGCCCAGCCCGTATTTTAATAATTTACCGCCGTGCCCTTATGCAAAGCAAGCTTGGTTTGAAGGCAAAGTCGCAATTTTGTTTAAATACGAAAACAATTATCAAACTTTGTACAACACAATTGCTTTATTTGATGATAATTTTGACCTTGCGATTATTATTGACCTTGGAAACAAGAAAAACAGCGAAGATTTTCACGAATATTTGGAACACTTAAATGAAGTCATTTCACAGGGCATGTTTATAGATAAAGACGTGTGGGTTATGGGCTTTCATCCGGACGATGAGGCCAATGATTTTGTTGAAGATGTACAGTTTGATCCCGTCACAGATGTGGAATACGCCATGATTTTTGTTCAACGCTTGAGCAAATTGCAAGTAGCGGCAGACAAGTTGGATAAAAAAGGTTATTATGATATTTATAATAAAGAATACGATGCAAAAGAGCTCTATGCACAACGTGAAAAACTTTATAGGAGATTGAAAAATGGCAATGAAACCTCGTAAAAAGAACGGCGTTAAAAAGATGCGCGGTGGCGGCATGGTTAAAAAGATGCGCGGCGGTGGAATGGTTAAAAAGATGCGCGGCGGTGGAATGGTCAAGAAAATGCGCAAAGGCGGCATGGTAAAGAAGAAGTAAAATGACACTTTCAAGCAGCAAAAACTTTGAGTTAGACGTCGCAGATTATGTCGAAGAGGCATTTGAGCGTTGTGGGTTAGAGGTGCGTACTGGATACGACCTTAAAACCGCCAAGCGTTCACTCAATCTTTTGCTCGCAGACTGGGCTAACCGCGGACTAAATCAATGGACCATCAAACAACGGTCGCAGGCTTTGACGCAAGGCGATGGTGAATATGACCTTGGAACGGACGTTATTGACGTCCTTTCTGTTGTTATACGGCGAGATGGAACCGATTATCAGCTTGATCGGCTAAGTCGTGATGAGTATTTGACAATACCGACGAAAACAACACAGTCTAGGCCCAATCAATTCTTTTTGGACCGACAGCTTACCCCAAACCTTAAAATTTGGCCGGTGCCGGAAAATAGCACAGATGTTTTGTACTATGATGCGTTGACGCGCATGGATGATGCTGACATTTACACCAACACTATGGATATGCCTTTTCGGTTTTATCCCTGTTTAGCCGCGGGATTGGCATATTACATTGCTTTGAAACGTGCTCCAAATCGTGTTCAGCTTCTTAAAGCTGTTTACGAGGAAGAGTTTGATAGGGCGGCCACAGAGGACCGAGATCGTTCATCCTTTAACGTCGTGCCTAAATACGAATACTATAGGGTGGGTTGATGGCAAAATTCGCTTCAGGAAGAAACGCTCTTGCAATCTGCGACCGGTCTGGTTTGCGGTATCCTTATCGCATTATGAAACGTGAGTGGAATGGGCTTCTTGTTGGACCGGATCAATATGAACCAAAGCATCCTCAATTAGGTCCGTTTAGAACGGTTTCTGATCCAGAGGCGCTACAGGACGCTCGGCCGGATTCACCAAATCCCGTTCAACCTTTTCTTGTTATAACAACAAATGGGATTGTTTATTTGGGCAATGGCAATTGGTCTACGGTCAGTGTTGCTCAACTACCTTCTGAATTAGAGAACACACCGGCTCTTACGGGAAGTGTCGGACAGGTTACGGTGACGACATGAGTTTTACATACGATGAGCTTAAACAGGCTATTCAAGATTACACAGAAAACGATGAAACTTCGTTTGTAACTAATCTTCCTGTGTTTATTCGCCAATCTGAGGAACGAATACTTAAAAACGTACAGCTTAGTTTGTTTCGTAAAAACGTTTCCGGAGCAATGACGATAAACAATAAATACCTTGCGGCCCCTAGTGATTTTTTAAGCCCTTTTTCGCTTTCTTTTGTAGACGCCGATTCCAATCAAGTTTTTCTTGATTTTAAGGACGTTGATTTTGTCCAAAGCTTTAATCCTAACTCTGCAACAACCGGAAACCCAAGATATTATGCGGTTTTTGACATAGACAACTTTATTCTTGGACCAACCCCTGACGCATCACGCGCCGTTGAGTTGCATTATTTTTATCGACCCGCCAGCTTAACTGCGGGTGCGGGTTCCGGCACCACGTGGTTGAGTGAAAACGCAGAATTAGCTCTTTTGTATGGAAGCCTTATTGAGGCGTATATTTATATGAAGGGTGAGCAAGACGTAATGGCGCAATACGAGAAACGTTTTGCCGAGGCAATTACCGGTCTGAAAATGTTTGGAGAAGCCAAAGAGGTTACAGATCAATATAGAATGGGAATGGTTATAAGGCCGAAACAATGAAATTAGATGCTTTAGATATATCTTCAGATTTTCGAGTAGACGTTCAAACAACTATTAAACGGGGGTTTACCCCGGAGGAAGTTGCTGACCGTTGTGCCAATAAAATTATTTCTGTTTCGGAAGATGCAAACCCCGTTATACGGGATCAAGCAAAAGCTTTTCGTGGGCACATAGCTAAAATTTTAGAATTTTATATGCGAGAAGCTATCAAAAGTGACCGAACTACGGTATATAATGCAATTAAAGATGCGGGGCACCCTGACCTCGCTGAACTTATAAGGAGAATGTGACATGGCCTTTTCAGGAAACTTTATGTGCACCAGCTTTAAGAAAGAGCTTCTTGAGGCTGTACACAATTTTAAAAACTCAGGTGGAAGCACCTTTAATCTTGCGCTTTATACAAATAGCGCGTCTTTCGATGCTTCAACCACAGCGTACACCGCTTCGAATGAAGTGTCTGGAACTGGGTACACAGCAAAAGGTGCGGCTCTTACTCGGGTTGATCCAAGTACAAGCGGCACCACCGCGTTGACAGATTTTGCGGACCTGACATTCAGCACGGCGACAATCACAGCCCGTGGTGCGTTAATCTTTAATGATAGTGCGTCAGGTGATCCCTCGGTAGTGGTGCTAGACTTTGGCGGCGACAAAACGTCTACCGCAGGCGACTTTACCATCGTATTTCCGACAGCGGACGCCAGTAACGCGATTATTCGGATAGCCTAATGGCAGACATTATCGTTCCAATAAGCGGCTGGGGCCGTGGCACTTGGGGCGAGTTGGGCTGGGGTAGCAATAATTTTCCCCAGCTTGTAGGCGCTGTAGGCTCCGTCAGTGTAGTTTTTGGAGTCACTGTAACTGTCACGGGATTGTCTGCGACAGGTTCGGTTGGTTCTGTTACTGTAGCCGCCGAGGCCAACACATCAGTAACTGGTGTCGAAGGAACAGGCGAGGTTGATTCTGCTACGGTAGTTGCCGCCGCCAATGCTACACCTACGGGCGTAGCAGGAACTGGGGCCGTTGGCACAACGACTGTAAACGCAGAAGCAAATGTTCCTGTTACTGGACTTGGAGTTACAGGTTCGGTTGGTTCTGTTACTGTAGCCGCCGCAGCCAACACATCAGTGACTGGTGTTTCTGGCACTGGTGATGTTGGTTCTACTACAGTAGTTGCTACAGCAAATGTTTATCCTACAGGTGTGTTAGGAACAGGAGCCGTTGGCACATCAATCGTCAACGCCGATTCTAATGTTTCTGTAACAGGTTTAGGGTCTACCGCTTCAGTAGGTTCTGTAACAGTCACAGCTAATGCGGATGTATCTCCAACGGGTTTAGAGGCCACTGGCGCAGTAGGTAGTGTTGCCGCTACCGGTGAAGCAAACGTCTTAGTTACGGGTCTTGAAGGAACCGGTGCGGTTGGAACGGCAACCGCCGCGGCGGACGCAAATGTCCCTGTTACGGGTCTTGAATCTACGGGCTCTGTTGGTTCTGTAACAGTCACAGCTAATGCTGACGTATCTCCGACGGGTTTAGAGGCCACTGGCGCAGTAGGTAGTGTTGCCGCTACCGGTGAATCAAACGTCTTAGTTACGGGTCTTGAATCTACGGGCTCTGTTGGTTCTGTAACAGTCACAGCTAATGCTGATGTATCTCCGACGGGTTTAGAGGCAACCGGAGGCGTTGGTTCTGTAACGGTTTCTTTTGGCGTTTCAATTCCTGTAACAGGTGTGGCGGGAACAGGTTCTGTTGGTTCTACCACGGTTTCTTTTG